CAATCAATACTGGACAATGCCACGCTTGCTATATTTATGCAACGCACAAAAGACGAAGAAGGCACGATATACCCTATGATGGATATTCATTGCCGCAAAAACCGCAGGGGAGCAATCGAAGCAGATTATCAGGTTGACTTTGAACCTATCTGCCAGGCGTTTGGTCATTATGATAAATAACCTTAGAAGCAAATACTGGGCAGACCTTGCGCCGGTCCTGTCAAAGATAGAATGGTCAAAGCCATTGACAGGTAAAGAAATCAAAGACGCCGTAAAAATTATGGGCAGCGACTTTCCAAAATTCAAAGAAGCCGTTGCAAATAAGCCAAAGCCGCAGCCGTTCGACTGGTCCAGGTACGAAGGCGAATACAGCCAGGAATTGACTGACTTGCTATTAAATTATCAATATGAATGGCGCCCGGCCACGGTTCAATATTTGCACGATAAATATCCAGAAATCGGCCAGCTTATTTTAGATATTGACGCCGGCGAGAAAGTAAAATATGAAGACGTTTTGAAAGCCAAAAACATAATGGGACAAGACTTTATTTATTTAGTAACTGGCAAATTGCCGCCACGCAAAATCAGGGAGTACGCATGAAAAAGTATTTAAAAATTATCGTTTTACCGATTGTAGTAACCAGCATAACAGCCGGGTTATTTTATTTAGTATGGAACCAAGTAGCCTTTCAAATGTTTTGGAATGTCCAGCAGATTGAACCCGTACACGCCATATTGATGGTTCTATTTTGGGAATGGCTGCGCGCAACAAGGCTTATCAAGTGAACTACATAGACCAGCTAGACATAGAAGACCATAAAGTTTTTGCAAACGACTTGCTTTGTATAGCTTTAGAGTTTAATGATATGTTCATTGATAAGGTAAGCGTCGAAGACCACCCGGAAAACGACAACGAACGCCGGGCAATTAATATAACTATGAACGACGACATAGACAGCGAAGACCTGGCAGAACTGCTGGCATACTTGGCGTTTATTTTACACAATTCTGGAGCCTATGAGCTATATGACGGAAAATGATTTAAAAACCTTGCTTTACGACTGGGAGCCGGAATATCGCTTCCACCCGGTTCGTCGCTGGCGGTTCGATCATGCAAACCCGGAGTACAAAGTCGCTATTGAATACGAAGGAGGTATTTGGACAGGCGGCAGGCATACCAGGGGAACAGGCTATAAAAACGACTGCGACAAATACAACGCCGCCCAGGTGCTAGGCTGGCGCGTGTTACGATATACGACAAGCCACACCCTAGAGCAAGTCTTAGCAGATATTGTCGAAATAGATAAACAGTTATTAAGACGACCGAAAGCCACAATCGAAAAAAATAATTGACACACCGCACAAAAGAGCATAAATAAATTTTCATGCCATTAAAAAAAGGAAAGAGCAAGAAAACAATAAGCGAAAACATTCGCAAAGAAGTTAAAGCCGGCAAAAGCAGAAAGCAAGCGGCGGCGATTGCGTATAGCAAGGCAGGCAAGAGTAAACGTGCCACGAAAAAAAACTACTAATCGCTTACCGGGCAGGCCGGAAAAGTACAGCCAGGCCATCAAAGAGCAAATATGTAAATTTATATCAATGGGAGTTACCAACGTAATGGCAGCCCAGGCGGTAGGCATTGCGCAAACTACGTTTTACGACTGGATGCAAAAAAAGCAAGACTTCCATGATGCTGTTATTCAAGCGCAAGGGATGGCTGTTGCTAGATGGAATGGCATTATCGAAAAAGCTGCCCAGGAAGGTAACTGGACCGCAGCGGCCTGGAAGCTAGAAAGGCTTTATCCTAGACTGTATGGAAAGCAAGTCCATGAAATAACCGGCGGTGAAAAGCCGGTCGAAATTGAAATACAATGGCCGGAATGAAAATCGAAACAACGCCGATTGATAAGTTAGTGCCTTATGTCAATAACGCACGAACGCACAGCCCGGAACAGGTTGACCAAATAGCCGCAAGTATCAAAGAGTTTGGATTTAACAACCCGGTTTTAATTGATAAAAAAAACGGGATAATTGCAGGGCATGGCCGCGTCCAGGCGGCGCGCAAGCTGGAATTAAAAGAAGTGCCAACCGTGCGCCTTGAGCATTTAACCGAAACCCAGAAAAAAGCGTTTATTATTGCAGATAACAAAATAGCAATGAACGCCGGATGGGATGACGAACTCCTGGCGCTAGAATTAAAAGACCTAGACGACGTAATGTTTGACTTAAACCTTACAGGCTTTGACGGCAAGGAATTAGATGAGCTTATTCAGCCAGAACCCGTTGCCGGACTGACTGACGAGGACGAAGTACCAGAAGCACCCGTTGAGCCGGTAACAAAAGCCGGCGACTTATGGATTTTAGGCAATCACAGGCTTTTATGCGGTGACTCTACAAAAGCCGAAGACGTTGAGCGCTTAATGGATGGGCGCAAGGCTGACATGGTGTTTACTTCGCCACCCTATAACGCAAACACAAAAGCCGGGCAAGGTGACATTTTTAATAAAAAGAAAAGCGTTAAATTATACAAGGAAGGATATTCGGATAATTTAAGCAGTGAAAAATATGTCAAATTTGCTTCAACCGTGCTAGATTTATGCTTTGAATATACAGACGGTTTTATTTTTTGGAATGTAAGTTATAATGCTAACTCAAGATTTCAATATATCGAACAAATACAAAATAAATTGCCTTACCTAATAGAGCAAGTATGCTGGAAAAAAACTAACACAATACCCTTTAAAGGCTCATTAATGCGAGAATGGGAGCCAATTTATATTTTTTCAACAAATAAACAGCCGATTGCAGTCAAGCAAGTAACCGGCAATTTTTGGCAAATCAGCAACGTAAATTCTCAAACCGAAAACCATAAAGCCTGTTTTCCCGTTGAATTGCCGGAAAAAGGAATAAGTATAATTGCTGTCAATACTGGTATAGTGTTCGATCCTTTTTGCGGTAGCGGATCAACGCTCATTGCTTGCGAAAAAACAAATCGCGACTGCCGCATGATGGAGCTGGACCCGAAATACTGCGATGTCATCATCAAACGATGGCAGGACTTTACAGGCATGGAAGCGGTCAACGAAGCTGGTCAAAAATACAACGATTTAAAAAATGAAAGTAAAACTGCCCAAATTGCATAAAGGACAAACCGAAGTCGTAAAAAGCCCAGCGCGGTTTAAGGTGCTGGCCTGCGGTCGTCGCTGGGGGAAAAGCCGATTGGCTGCCTTATTAACCCTAGTAAATGCCTTGCAAGGCAAAACTGCCTGGTGGGTAGCGCCATCGTTCCCGGTTGCTAGTATTGGCTGGCGTACTATTAAACGTATGGCAAAACAATTAGAATGCGACGTAAAGGAAGGCGACAGGTCAATCCAATTCGCCAACAATGGATGGCTTCAAATTAAATCAGCAGATAACGTCGATTCGTTGCGCGGCGAAGGCTTAGATTGGGTAACGCTAGACGAGGCCGCATTTATGCGTGAAGAAGCCTGGACAGAAGCATTGCGCCCGGCCCTGGCAGATAAACAAGGTAAAGCCTTGTTCTGTTCAACGCCAAAAGGTGCTAACTGGTTTTATGAAGCATACAGCAATAACAGCGAAGGCTGGCAATCCTGGCGCTTTAAAACGCTAGACAACCCTTTTATTCACCCTACCGAAGTTGAAAACGCCAAGAAAGACCTCCCGGAAAAGATATTTCAGCAGGAATATGAGGCTGAGTTCTTGCTGGATGGATTCGGCGTTTTTCGTAATTATCGAAGATGCATAAAAGGCGCTTTTGAAAGGCCGGACCCTGGCGCTCACTACATTATGGCCGTTGACCTAGCGCGTACCGTTGACTATACCGTAATTTCTGTTTGGGATATGTCAAGAAAGCACCTTGTCCACCTTGACAGGTTTAACCAGGTTGACTGGTCCGTTCAGCAGCGCAGAATAGCAGAGACAGCCAAACGTTACAACAACGCATTTTGTATTATCGACGCAACCGGCGTAGGTGACCCGATAGTGC